TAGCTTTTTGTGCAGGTCCAGCATATCCTAGAAACGAATATCTTAACGAGTATGGTGTAAGATGTGGTGAGTTTGATGTGTCTGTTGAAAAAAGAGATTCTGAATATAATAATTATAACAATAGCTGGGACGAAAGAGATGATAACAGCATTAGACTTACATACAGAAAATACCTAGGAACAGACTGTAAGACATCAAAAGAAAACGTAGCAATCAAACAACAGTTAGAATTAATGAAGATGTGTGGTAGAGTTAATAGTAATCCTAGTCTTGCACACAATGAAAACTTTGCTTTACTTGTATCAAAATGTAGAGGTGTGACTCCGGCAAGAGATAACACTAGACCATCTGATTCTAAGAGTTTGTGGGATGATATGAAAGATGACTACAAAAAAGATAACCCTGACGTCAAATTAATGGGAGATAAGTTCATAAATCCAGGAAAAAGCAAATTGAAAATGCCTCCGAAAGATTATATACTACCATTACCAAAACCTAAACAATGAAAGTAAACGACAATACATCTATATCAATGCCAATAAGAAATATGTTGGCTATCATTGCAGCGGTAGCTGTAGGTGCGTGGGCTTACTTTGGTGTAATAGAAAGATTAAATAAATTAGAAACATCTGACACCCTTTTCCAGGCTGACCTGCTCAAGAAGGCAGAGCAAGAACCAAAAAATTTAGAAATGTATATGTTGATAGAACACCTTGCATCTCAAATAGAATCTATTGAAAAAGAAATAGATGCATCAAGATATAACAAAGTAAACATAGATCACTTAAAAGAACAAGTAGATATGTTACAGAAAAAAGCAAATGGTAATCACTAATGGTCGAAACAGTATTTGCATTGTTGATGATCATAGAACATGAGATAAAAGAACACCGTATACAGGAGTCACTTAGCATGTGTTTGAAACGTAAAAGGGTTGCAGAGAGGCAATTAAAAAGTGAAACTGTTAGTTACAAGTGTATAAAAAGTAAAGCAGAAATAGAGATATACCAGGGTGAAAGATCAATTAAAAAACTCATCCTCGAATAAGGTTGCAAAAGAATTAAAAGATAGACGATATCACCAGCGTGTGGTAAAGTCCAAGAAAGTTTATGATAGAAGATTATATAAAATTAAAAGCAGAGATAGTGAACGGGAAATGTCCGACGTGTAATGAAATGACAATACTCGTTGGTCTTACACCAGAATATTTTAGATGTATAAGTTGTGGTGCAGATCTTCAACAACACATTAATGGTAAAATAAGTTACATACCAACACTTAGTCCTAAAAGTTTAAAGTCAACAATGAATAAATATTTCGATGGCGAGGAAATTTAAATCATTCGAGACAAGAGATAAGCCTAAGAAAAGAGGCGCACGTCAACACAAGAAAAATAAAAACAAACACGAGAAAAGACAGCAAAAACAAACACGTTATAAAGGCCAAGGAAAGGGTTGACATCCTCCCAAAATATCCTACATTGTAGGTATGAAAGATAAAATAATAACTATAAAACCAAAAAACATAAGTCAAAAACAATGGGTAAATTTTTTATTAGAATTAAATCTAATGAAGAAAGCCTGGAAACCATACGGCGTTGACGTAGAAATTAAAGCACCTGGTTTAAAAAAAACTATACTATGGGGGACTAAAATTGGCGGACAGATATCAGAACAAGATTGATGAAGCTGCCAATAATTGGCATCGCACTAAGGATCCAAAATACAAAGATCTTTGGTATAAACTAGTAAAGGAGTTTGCAAACAATGGACTTAATAATTCTAAACGACGGGTTGTATCAGTTAGTAGCTGTCACAAAGGAGATGATGGAGGGTATATCATTATTGGAAAAAGTCGACTGCTTTGACTTGTGTGATATATTAAGACTACATCTTACAACCTATTATGATGCACCATATAATGTTCATGTCATGAATGATGGCAGTGGAGATTTATATGGATGTATCTGCAGATAACACCTACCCTATAGAGAGGGAAATAAAAAGGGTAGGTAAATGGTGAGAAGATCTACTTCGTTATCACTTACTATTAGTAATGTCAAGTCTCCTGAATTGGAGAGCATAGAAACTTAATAAATATCTGTTCTTGGTTGACACTTTCTTGACCAAGAGCTTCTAATTGTACAATAGATTCTTTGTAACCTGCATGTAGGCAAGTGTATAAATCAGCGTATCTTTCTGGATATTCCATAGGCTGTAGGCATTTACCGGCTACACCAGAACAAAATATAAAAGTTAAAATAAATTTCATTGACAATCCTATAAAATATATTATATATAAATTTAATTATGAAAGGAAACACGCATGACAGACATGAGTAAATACAAAAATGTTTCTCTATCGAAAGAAACATACAA